GTTCGAGTCCGATATGGGGCACAAATTGTCAAGTGGTGAAAGGATGTATACACGTTAGGCAGACACACCCTCTCGTCTCGAGGGCGCTGAATTTGAAATAGGTAATTGGATATGGGTTGACCACAAGCCGGCTATTTTGTCCACTACTGAATCACAGCGTGGAGGTTCGAATCCTCCCTTGACAGCATAGTTACCGTTCTTTGACATATAAGGAGAAACAAAACATGGAAACATTATCATTCATTTTAGGGATAGCGTTTGTGGTAGTTATTGTAATTGCAATAGTTGCTGTTTATGCTTTCGTTAAGGTAAGGAACCTTGATAGAGAACTTAGTTCAGTACATCAAGTCATAGGAACGGAAATAGATAATCAGAATAGATTACGTGAAAACGATAGAAGAGAATCTGAAAAAGATATTGTAGAAATTTATAAAACTATAGATAATAACAGGAGTGAGCGTAAAGAAGATTTACGAAACCTCGCTTCTCAAATGAATAGATCTATAGACTCTAGATTCGATATATTCACAAACAAACACTTCCCATCACAAGAACAATTAAAAAAATAAAATAAGTTAAAGAGCGGTAACTAAACTTTTTATTAGAAGTGTCGCAATACGCGTTTCAATCTAATCGGTAGACGTATCGATAAAAGATGTTCGGAGGTGAAAATCCTTAGCTTCTAAAATTCTGGACACAGTAAGTCTCTAAAATGGTTGAAGTCCTGCTAGCAACAGGAGGCAGTAACCCAGGCTAAAGGTAGCAACCATTTTAATTTATTAGCCCGCAGGCCACGGGATCGAAAACTCAGGAACGCCTCTCAATATCGAAGCGCACCCATCCTCTAGATCGTTAGCTAGCGGTGAACGCAACTCCACTGGGGAATAGAGTTGCAAATAAGGTTGATTGGAATGTATTAATCAGCAGGGAATTGATAAGCCCCGTTGCTAGACAGTGACAAACACAGGTTAAAGCTGCTGGAATATGCTGAATTAGTTATAGGTTAGAAAAGCCAATCGTAAAAGTAGATGTCCACGCACCCATCTTCTGCTTTCCTAAATAGTCAGGTAGCTTAATTGGAAAAGCGGTTGCGATAGTTTCCGTTGTAGGTTCGAATCCTGCCCTGACTGCACAAAAACAAACGGCCTAGTTCCTTACCTCGAAAGAGATGGGTTTGAAAGCTTTGACACGCACGGCAACCGCATTCATTCTAGATACTGACCGCGGCAATGCGAACGACCACGAAGAATACCTCACAGTGCGTAGGTAAGTATCAAGTTCTTCTGACCGTGGAGAAAGGTCCACTCTATAGTCAGGTGGCGAAATTGGTAGACGCTAATTAACAGATAGAGAGAATAAAGGAATGGTTATCTCTCATACAGGTTCGAATCCTGTCCTGACTACGAGGCCAAAGTAACTTAAAGAGAGGGCCAAATGGAGAATCTGTACAACTTTTCTAGGTTATGTACAGTGCGACCGCCGGTAAAGATCTCAGCAAGTGACACACGGGGAGAGACCCGACCAGCCTCGATGTTGAAACTGGTATACAAGCTTGACTTAAAATCAAGTGGACTGAAAGTCCATGCGGGTTCGATTCCCGCTCGAGGCACTATATCATATTACGATTAATATACATACATATTAAATTTTTTTTGTATATTTATACTAGTATGGAAATGCCTTACGTATACAGTTGGAAAGAATTCACTTCTCTTCCTCACATAAAATTAATGTCGCTTAACGAACAGACTATGCGATATAACTATTATGTATGTGAAATGAATGAGTGGATGATTCACAACGTTAATTGCGCTAGAGGTGGAGGAGTAGGTGTACAAAGATCCAAAGAAATAGTTAACGAGGGATTCTTACAGCAAGAAAATCTCTTTTACATTTTACAAGAAGACGGATCAAGAATTAATGTAACAGTTGAAATATAACCTATGCCAGATTTACCTATATCAGGATTACCAACATCGAATACACTAGCAGGAACAGAGCTATTCGCCATAGTTCAAGGCGGAATTACCAAAAAAACAACTTTAGAAGACATTAGAACTTACACGACTGGATCCACTCCTGGTTTGGGAGGCACAGGATTAGGATGGGCAAGGTACGACGATACTCAATATACTACGTCATCTTTTTTAACTGTAGTTGATGGTGCTACAGCTATAGCTTTACCTAATAACGGTGGAAGTTCAGTAGTAACTTACATAAATTCTCTTAAACCTTTCTATAATAGTACCACTAAAAAGGTGCAAGTAGAAAACGTAGGAGATGTTTACACTATGGTAGTTACTTTTCAAGCGAAAGCTCCTAACGCAAATCAAACTCACATTGATATATCGCTCTCTTCTACTGGAGCAACTCCTTACGATCGAGTATCTAAAAGTTTAGGATTCATTAAGGGAAATAACCAATGGGAAAACTTCTTTGAAATTTTCCATTTCTACGCAGACGCTGATTTTGTTACTAATGGAAATCAATGGAAGATATTTGCTAATGGTGGAAACGTTGATATAGCTGGTGCTATTTACTTTATTCAAAGAACGTTTAACGCAGGGTAACCTACTAGAAATTTAATTTTTTTTATGTCGTAGGAGATTAGTATATTTACCTAAATAAAAGTTATGAATACAATTGGATTATTTGGCAGTTTATTGCTAGCCTTATCAGGAATACCAGAAATGATAAGGACTATACGTGATAAACGATGTCACGTAGGTTGGGGACTTCTACTTATGTGGTTTTTTGGAGAAGTCTTATGTGTCGTTTATGGTCTACAATTAGGAGAAATTCCTTTACTTATTAACTACTTATTCAATGTAGTGATTATTAGTGTAATGTTATTCTATAAAATAAGGACGCAACTAAAAAAATAAAAGTTATGACTGATCAATTAGATCTTCCTTATGTACCTATGACGGTATACTATCTTCATTACGAAGACGAAAGATTCGCAGTAAACAACTGGAATGTTTGTAGAGATTATGTCTGTTGTGTTATGGCTAGAACTCAATCAGAAGCCTCAGAAAAAGTTAAAGAGATTGCTGCTAATCAAAGAGGACATAGATACATTAGAATCATGGGATTCGGTCATGCTAAAGAAGAGTGGGTTAATGAAGAGACTCCTCTAGTCTCTGACGAAAGCTATTACACTAATGCTGTTAATGCTGTATTTGAGAGAATCAAAAGTAGGAATATATCAGCTAAAGATATTTATAAAGGACAGGAAAAACAAAACTATCGTTTCGAACAATGACAACAAAACCATCATCAAAGTGGATTCAACCCACTAAGTACTATGAAGAATTTTTACACTACTACAATCTAGCCAAACGTCAACAAGAACTCTGTAACTTAGGAATAGAGAAGCACGCTACATGTGGCATTGAAGATGATCTTATGCTTCACGTTGAACTCTATGATGTAGTCGAAAGAAAGTATGCTGGATTCTCTCAGATCGTTAACGATGCGTTCTATGGATGGACAGAAGATCATCCTTATTGGAAAAAGATGGAGCAAGGTCTGTGCTTTAAACAGCGAGAAACAGTAGCCAAAAATTGGACAGGTAAGCGTAACGTATTTGGTCTTAAAGAGTGGATCTATCTTTTATTATTTCATAGACTTACAGGATCTGGTATCAACTACGCTAAGAAGCCTTCTGGTTACCACAACACACTTTTGTTTGAGATGCATCAGGCTGATAACATTCCACAGATGGTAGATATCATCAAAGGAGCATGGCGACCTTTCTACACTTCTGTCGGTTACCAGTTTCCTAGTTTTCCAAAACCTCAAGGTAAGTATAAAAGAGGAGGAGACTATTTTATGTGTGAGTTTTTACCACAACTATCAGAAGCAGTCGCTACGTTTCTAGAGACTGGAACTAAAAAAGATCTTAGAGAAATTGGAGACTTTATGTTTGCTTGGAATAAAGATCATGGTCTTAGAGCGTACAAGTTTCAGTATGCCGCATTCATTGCTGATATCGCTGACTGGTTCCCTGATTTTGTGAACAGAGAATCTGTGTTCTATTACGGTACAAATGCCAAAGAGTGCATCAGTTACTTAGCTAAGAAGTCTATCAAGATGGACGAAATATCTTTCTTAGATTCTGTTATGCAAAAAGTATACGAAGACACTGGCGGACTCCCATACAACATGGAGGACGTTGCCTGTGACTTTATCAGGTGGGTAGAAAACTACGTAAAACCTGGGTCTGATTACGATCACTTAGATTTTGACCACGTGTGGAACAGTTCTTCTATCAAAGATCATCCTTATGGTAGGCAGAAAGCGATGCTCGATCTTAATCTTATTCCTTCTTTTAACGGAATCAAAGAGCATCCCTCTGACGATAAGATCATTAAGTCTGTGGGTTTAAGTGAAGATCAATATAAAGAAAAAGTAAAACTAATTTACAATTTATGATAGCATACAATAATACTTGTGAAGTAGAGTTTAAAGGTAAAAAGCCTAAAGACTCTTGGATGAAAGAATGGACATTAGACCAAAGAATCGATAAGTTCTTTGAGTTCTGTAGAGTCTTTGATGATCGACAGGATCCTCTATTAAAAGAAGAGTATCAGATCTTTTCTCATAGACTTCATTGGCACGAACATCCTTTCTGTGACTTTATGAAGAATGTTACGGACAATCATGAACGTATGTTTCTTACTTTAGTCTTTAGTTTTACTAATGAACATTGGGGAACATTTACTAAACTTTTAAACCAGGGCATCGATGCAACAAGAGAACACTTTATTGAAAACAGACACGCTAGAAACGATCTTTTTCAGATCTACTATCCTAAGGGAACTAACGTTAAACAGTGGATTTTGGATGGTCCTCTTCGAGCAGCTTCTGATCTGCGCGCTTTACTTGATGACGTAGAAGTTAGAGGTCGTAGAAGATATACAATGATGGAGTTCGCTAAACTGTTAGAAGCTTACTTTAAACAGAATCAAAACTTTAGAAGTCCTTTGTATCCTTGTAAGAACACAGCTCGTTACATTGCTATGGCCTATCCTCACTTAGTAGATCCCGAATCTATCTTATTTGGTGGAACTGGTCATTTCGATGGACTTCATCAAGTATTCGGTGGACAGAATCTAAATGGTAAAGTCAAATACAAGATCGATGAGAACGGACAGTTTTTAGCAGAGAACAAACAAGCAGAAGCGTGGTTATATCAGATGGATCTTTTAGTCAATCATCCTTCTAACCCAATGACTAGTCAAAAGTACTTAAACGTAGAAGACAAAACATGTTTCTTTTGGAAACACATAGCTATATCACATGGAGAAAAAAGACCTACCAAAAACATCCCTTATACTTGGATATTTGATTCTAAATTTAATCTTAGTAATCATCCTGACTTCATGGACAGGATTGTGGAAAGGGAATTGATGTATTAGTAACTTATAGATTTCGATCTATCCAGCAGTCTCAGGAATATCTTGGGACTGTTCTGGTATCTGGCCAGTATCCTTGCGAAACCACTTACCGCTAATATTCTCATTATATGAATCCACATGTAACACTTCGTACTTCATTTGATAATAAACTTCGTAGTAGCTCATCTCTTTCTTGGTGAAACACGGTCTTAAGATCTTTCTTTCAAATCCTTCTTTACCAAGATTTGTGATGTCTTCTAGCAAAGTCTTTGAGCTTCCGTAATAAGATTGCCAATTGCTTTCTTTTACTTCTTTCTTTTTCTTTGGAACTCTTCCTGGTTTAATCCAAGCTTCGATTTCTTTCTTTGTAAGCTTTTTAGTAAGGTTGTTGTGAAGTATTTTTTTACCTACGTAGATCCTTCCGTTGTCTTTGTTCTGTATAAGATAGACAAAACCTACGCAGCTTTCTGGAAAATCAGATAACTGTTGCATTTCTTTGTTTTCGTATAACCAATTCATTAAAACTATTTAGTATAAATATGTAGAGTTAGCTGTCCCACTTAATTACAAAAGTAATGTCTGTGTTAGAAGGTATTGGATAAGGAGTAGATAATTTACCAACTACTAGAAGTTCGTTCTGATCATTATATATTCCAACTGTAGTAGCGTAAGGTCTAAAGTCTGATCCTGTAATTACGTCTTCGTAAGCTCCATAAGATCCTGATACTGTAGCACTTGGGTTTTGTGTGTAGTTAAAGTCATTCTCATTTACATGACACCTAACTTCGTTTTGGTATATCGTAGTTTGGGACTGAAAAGACATTGTGTATGGAGAGTAGGCTATAGGCATACTTATAAATATCGGTAGGATTTATTTGATGTGTACAATTAACGCAGACTCTATATTTTCTATATTAATCCACTCATAGCTTTTTACTTTAGGATTAGAAGTAACGTATTCTTCTATGTCTTTTTTGCTGTATCTATTATGATATAAATTTTGAGAACTATCATATCCTATATGCTCACTATTATCACTAGGAGGTATAAAAAATATATGAATTGCAATATTAGATGCTATTCTAATAATTTCAGTTAAAACAGGTTGAAATTTAGGCTGATGTTCTAATACATGTCTAGAAAAAGCAACCTCTGCAAAATCTGAGGCTAGTCTTGTATTTTCAGCCGACGCTAATACCATTGGTACTCCTAATTTAGAATTT